CCAGATTCTTCAGATGACTTTATTGAATTCTTTAGTTCTCTGAAGAAACTTTTAGTGTAAGCATCGTCTGGTGCCATAGACAACAATTGTGTAGCCTTTAGTTGCAAGACCATCACGGCCTTTGCACCCGATTCTGTAAGACTGCCGTCCTTGTTTACATAGGTTTCGCTGTTATCCTGGAAACTTGCGGGGGTTACGTCACTATAGTCGTAAACGACTTGCGTGGCGTCTTCTGGTCCCTTCCAGGAATTGCGTACAGCAACCATGGCTGGTGGTAGCGTGTCATCCGACATGATGTAATTGCCTTGGGTGTCTTTGGTCGAGTACAGACCGTATAGTTTGAAACCCTCGGTTGCTTTCCATCTGTTTTGTTCGTCTATTTTTTGGAGATCATCTTCATGGATGATTGATTTTGCGTATTGTTCGGCAAGCAGCAATGCTGGTCCTCTTGGAATACGGGCAGAACCCAATAAACCAAGTGTTGGCATCATCAATCTCCTAAAAGCATTGTCTCTTGCCTTGTCTTCTTTAGGACGACTATAGTTTTCGACAAGTATTGCCGCTTCTGTTCTTGGTGCCTTAGTTTTTTCAGGTTCCCTTTTACCCGCAGCTGCTTCTTGGTTTTCAATTCTTCTCTGTTCGTGCTTTGCTCTTACAGTCGTAAGACCAATAACGGCAGAATGAACGGACTTCAGGGCTTCTTGGTTTAGCAACAGTCCTCTCTTACCAAGTTCTGTCTTTAGGTCCTTGTTCAGTCCAGCAAACCAATCACCAAATGTTTTAGGGAAGACAAGTTGACCATTACTTACTACAATTCCTTCCAGGTACTGCTTGAATTTTTCTGATGTGCCCAAACCAACGGATTTAGTCAAATCAGTAATGAATGCGCTGGTGTATTCGTTCATCTGGTTTACGTCCCAGTTTACCCACTCCGCGCTGACGTCAAAGTTTTTTAGTTCACTAGAGACTAGGCCAATGCTGTTTTGTACCATATCTTTATAACCTTCTCCCTGCATAAACGCTTGTTTAGAGGCTTGGATCCAGTCTTCTAAAGAAAGTCCTTTTTGTAATGATCTTTCAAGAAGTTCCCCGTTTGTGTTTTGCGCATCTGGGTATGGTCTGGCGTTTGTCCACTCAACCAATGCCTGTTCTGCCATGTCTAGGATATCCGATGGATGTTTGTCTGGGTTGTCCATAGCAAAACTTTGGTACAACGATGTCATGACTCCAGACAACACCTGTGATTTTCCTTCCATAGGAAGATTCCCGACATTCCTAGCCAACGCAGTCAAGTACTTTGGAATGTTCTTATCTTCGGTTAGGTTAACCCTAGCAACCTCTACGGCTGTGGCTGAATTAGCACCTCGTTCCAGCCGTTGTTGTGCAAGGGCCCTGTCCATAAAAGGCTTTACTTGCCTGGCTGCAATCGTATCTAGACTGAGGATTGCTTGGTTTCGGACATCTGGAGTTAGTGGATTAAGGGTTGACTCAAGGCTTGTTTGCAAATAGTTCTTTAGCTTGTCGTAGATGTCTTCTGGTTTGTCGTAGGGTGTAACTTTGTTGGCAATGTCAAAGTAACCTCTATTTTGTTCTTCAATTTCTCTCTTTCTAACTGGATCGTTTGACAGATAGTATTCGTTAAGGGTTGCTTCGTCTGGCGGTTGAAGCATCGTAGCCACAGTATATTCAATGGTGGCTTCTGCCTTTTTTGTTTCGTTTGCGCTTACATTGGCTTGTGTCTGTGCTCTTGTTGTCTGAAACCACGTTACGTTCTTTGCCATTGAGTGTCTTGATTCATATTCACGTTGGAATTCATCAAGCAACTCTGGCGTTAACTGTCTGGTGTCTTCGATGTTTTCTCTGGTAATAAACTCCCCAAGTTCCCTGTTGTACCTGTTTTGTTCAAAGGTATCCCTGGCTGCACCAGACAACCACTGCTTGCGCACTCGGTTGTCCATGTCCTTGCGCCACGAATCACCAAGCAAGGGTGTGTAGATTTCCTTGATGCCTTCTTCAAACTGGGTGAACTTGGCATCTCCATCTAGATCTTCCTTGTTATCGATCTCATCGAACAACAACTGGGCCTTCTGGATCTTTGACTTTTCGATCCTGCCGCCGATGTCCGCAAAGTTGTCAAGACCCTTGGCTAAGCCACCCGCGATCTGAGCCAGGGCTGCGTATCCCGCCTCACCAGACGATGGACCTACCTGTTGGCGAGGTGCTCCTACCTGAGTCTGACCGCCTACGGTACGGCCTTCAACAAAGTCTGGTGCTGGGATGGCAACCTCTGTCGATGGTGCCACGGAATCAAAGTTTAGGATACCTGAGTTCATTCTAGACATCTATATCTCCTTAGGTAATGGTCAAGTTGTTAAAATCTAGTGGATTAGATGAGCTTGTGCCACTACCCGATGAATATTGTGTACTGCCGCTAGTAGTAGATAATTCACCCATTGAACCAATAGCCGCACCACCAATAGCACCACCGATCTGCAACATACCAGCCAGCATACCACCCCGTGCGGCAGCACCAGCATCCCCTAGGATTGGTGCCTCGTCAAACTGGGCAATGTTTGGCATAAACACGTTTTCGGTCATCTGCTGCATCATGGATTCTTTCTGCTTGGTAATGTTCTTTAACTGTTGGTTTGCATTCTTTTCCAGGTTCCTGGCAGATTGCAGGGCATTGAGGCTCTGAACCGCCGTAAGGGCGTTGTACAGGCTGCTGTTCCTGGATACCCCTCTGGACAGGACACTGTTGACCAACGCCCCACGCTGGGCTGTAAGCTGCTTGGAGAGCTGCCCCTGCTGGAAGGTGACCGAGTCCTTGACGGCTTGCTTGGCGTCCCACTCGTACTCCCAGGCTGCCTTGGTGATGGCCTCGTTACGGCGCATCTGCTGGGCAAATGCCTGAGCCGATTCAAACTGAGATCTGGCGTTGTTGACTGCCTTTTGGTTGTTCTGGGCGATCCAGTTGCGCATTGCCTGTTGGTTTTGAGCCTGGATGGCAGCAGCCTGGGATCTACCCCCGAAGATAGAACTCACACCCCCTGCAAGTGCACTGCCAAGGGCGATCATAGTCATTGGTTCCATGTTCTCTCCTTACCAGCCCCATTGTCTGGATGTGTTTTTCTTCTTAGGTTTGGTTGTAGTAGCAATAACTCTGGTAGCACCAGAGCATGGTACATAGTCAGCAGCCCTGAAGTTCTCGGACCAGTTCTTGACGGTCTTTTCCCATTCCTTTCGCTTCATGTCTTCCGTGGCCTTTGCCTTGTCAACAGACATATGATCACGGTAGAAAGCAACAGCGTGGCTAAGGGCATCAATACGGTCGTCATTCTTCAAGCATCCTTTACCCCGATGCAGTCTGGTAAGCTGTATCTGATTTTCATGATCTCTGATTGCATCTCGGTCTATGACCAACCTGTGGCTGGCCATGACTGGTTCAAGAATGTCGATGATCCGCTTTTCCTTTTGACCCGTTACCTTGAATTCCTCAATTCCAACCTGATGTGGACAGCTGTTGGCAAGGACTGGAGCCAGGATCTTTGTGAACATGCCGTCACCGAAGTTCGACTCTACCCTTACCAGTGGAATCGAGTATTGATTCACAAGCTTACAGATCTTATTAAGTGTAGCATCATCGTACCCACCCTCTAGACCAATCCATTTATGGATGAATACGGTGCCAGACAGGATCGATGCGATGCAGATGCCCGTTTCGTTTGTACCACGACCAGATGTGTCGATGGACATGTGGGTATGCTGGTATGGCATGTATTCGTTGGCAATGTGCATGGGTTCCATTACGGCATCCCCTGAGATGCCATGCATGGGTATTCCGTGCATCATGTTTAGACCTTGCCATATAATTCGCGTAGGAGCGACATTTGGATCCACATCATAAACCAACAGGTCTCGTAACTTAAGTGGATACTTGTCCATGTCAGCCAATGATGTGACCAACTTGTACTGCAGGGCATAGTGGGTTGGACCTACCTTTGCCTTTCTGCTTGCCAGTTCCTCGTCATCAAACCGCTCTGGCTGGGTTGGCTTTCCTGGTTCAAGACCAAGATCCATGATCCACGGAGCCACATCCTCTATCTCATATGGAATGGATGGGTCTGGCATTTCCGCTGGGTACTTGATCATAGGATAGGATTCCTTGAGGACATTGTACACCGAATCCTGGTAGTGGGGTGTTCCTAGGAATATGACTCTGGATCCTTTGTTCCTGATGGATTCCAGTTCGGCTAGCTTCTTCAGCAAGGCTTCCTTGCCCAACGGTGTCTCGTTCTTGCCAGACACTTCGATGTCGTCCAAGACGATTCTGTCGGCGTGTAGACCAGTGATCTGGCCTGTGATGCCTCTGGCCGCGCAACTGAGATCCTGCGTGAACTTGGACCTGACCGCGACATTGAATCCAAGGGCATTGTCTTTATCAATGTCTCTTGGCATGAGATGTTGGCAATATGGGACAACGCTCAGGATCTTTCGGGCCTGGGAAACGAAGTCGATTGCCTTTGACTGTGTATTGGAGAGAACCAGGAAGGTGAGGTTGGGATCCCTAAGCCATTCCCAGCTTGCGATGCAAGCGGTGATCGTTGACTTACCAGTTCCGCGTCCTGCTGCCAGGATGCAGTCATTGGCACCTTCCTGGATCTCTCTGCTGATCTCATATTGGATTCTGGTAGGTTCGCCAAGTCCTAGATACTTGAAGCAGAAATACAAATGATTTCTGAAATCTTCCTTTACTTCTTGGGGAACCTTCATCTATCCTCCTAGAGTTTCTTCATCTTGAATGGAACACGGTCTGCCATGGCCGCTTCAACGGCCTCAAGGGCTTCCTCTGGGATTGCCCCAGCCTTGCCCTTGTTGTCGGCAAGGATTCCCCTTACCACGGTGTACAGACCTGGTGTCTGCTTTTCGGGATTCTGAAGATCGTCAATGAGACAATCGATAAGAAGCTCCTGAAGCTGGTTGATCTTTTCCTTCATTCATTACTCCTTGCCAAACAGCTTGCCTAGCTTGGTGATTGGGAAGACATGTCCTACGACATAGCCAACCAAACCAAGAAGACCAGCAAACCAAACAGAACCGAGAAGAGACTCAAACGATGCGAGAGTTGTAAACATAGTTTACTCCTGTAAATGCGACCCGAAGGTCTAATTATGGGGCAGTATAGCCCTGGGCATTAAGACGAACAGTACCTGCAGCACTTAGCGTGGCGTTAAGTGCTGTAGCTGCTGTTGTTACTAGTTCGGTTGGAAACTCTATAGACACTGGGATGTTTTGCGGAAGCGTTAAACGCCACCGTTCTGTTGTACCATCTTTAATGATTAGGTCTACAGCCGTTCCAGTGTTAATTGCTTGGATAGCCGTGATGTGTCTTTTCAAACCAGCAGCACCTGCTGTTTGAATAGCAACATCTGATGTTGTCGTTAAGCTCAAAGAAGCATTCCAACCAGCTTCGGGAAGGGCATACGGCTTTACAACGCCAGCGCCAATCATTGTGCCAAGCCAACCAACATTGTCACCAGCTGCGCTCATTGCGGCAATGTTAGCATTGGATGCTCTTAAGCCAACCGTAACTGGGTTACCTATAGCAGCATCTACAGCAACGGTACCAGCCACAGCCACGGTACCACCTACGGTTGGATTTGAGGCAAGAACCACAGGAAGTGCATTGATTACATCTGTGCCTGTCCTTTGCACAAGTTCCACACGACTTCTTTCAAAGTCAAAGAATCTTGCGTAGGAAATACGAAGATCTGTTCTTTTGATCACCTGACCGCCGCAGTTTGTTGTTGTAAAATCGGCTGGCAATGATGCTGCAAATGTGCTGGTGACTGGTAACAAAGTCAACGTGGTTGTTGAAATATTTTCAACCTTGTAAACACCATCAATAGCAAGATCTGCTACTGCTGACTGCCTGAAACCAGCAAGATTTACGTAATCACCGATCACAAGTCCAGCCCAGGCTGCTGCAGCAACCAAAGTAACCCGTTTATGGTTGTCTATGGGACTGGTTGCCAAGGCAGCGCTTACCTGATCCGCTGCGTTGTAACCAAGCGCAGAAGGAAGATTACCACCATGGACTACCACGACAATACCACCAAAAGAGGTAACAGTACTTGCAGTACCAATCGCAACAGTAAAGGTGGTTGGATTTACAACTGTAATACCAGTTGCCGTGGTAAGGTTTGGGAAGGACGCAGGGAGCTGGTCTGAAACACCGTAAATGGTAACCTGTGAAAGTGCATTTAATCCGTGTGGCCTATCGCATGTGACTGTAGCCGTGGTAGTGCCAGTCTTTGCAATTGAAACAATTTTTGCAACTGGTCTTGTGAAGTCTTTTGCGTTTGTTGCTCGGAAACGCAACGAATACTCTTTTAGCAGCGAAGGAATAACTTGTGTTCTGTTTATCAACAAAGACGAAGCGGTAACGGCATCAATCGTGGAGTTGGACCACTGAAGTCGATCACCCATCATCAACAGGTTGTACTGGGTTGTTGGAATAAACGAGTACGCACCAAGAATGTTGCCAGCAGCTTGGACAGATGCCGTGCTAAGTGTAGTCACGGAATGGTTTCCAAGAACTGCACCAGATGGAAGAACGTCACCAGCTTCAGATCTAACGTAGAACGATGCATTGGTAGCCGTTGCGTTTTCCAAGATCATGCTGGTTCCGTTCTGGGAACCACCCAAGGCGGATCTACCACTTAGTTGTGGATAAGAAGGACCCGCAAAGGGATAGGTTGTAGTAATTGACGGTACAGTATAGCCAGCGGCACCAACCAAGGAAACTTGATTTGGACCCACTATAGCACTGACAACCAGCGCTGGGTAATTGAATCGTGAATCTGGTACGCCACTGACTTGAACACGTGCACCAACAGCCAGATTATGTGCTGTTTGCGTAGTTATGGTTATTGCGGTAGCATTGTGAACAAACGATGTGATATCCAAACTAACAGGAAAATTTGGCACAATGTCTTCATCTACGACCTCAACTACCATTTCCTGGCCAAACGTTCTTTGCGATGCATGCAAACCAACTGTTAGATCAACTGGCAAAAAAAACTTTTGCTTGCTGGTAATAGAGATTTCTGAGTCAGTTGCCCACGGATCCTTTGAAATTACCAGATAACTTGCACCGACACAGTTGCCATCAGCGATTACAATGTCATCAGTGGCATTGGTTCTATTTTCTGCCCACACCGTAGGATTTGGGTAATCCTCAAAAGACTCGCGAAACTTTGAAACAAAATTACCACCAACGGTTGGTAATGGGTTTTCCTTAGATACTACCTTACCGAGATGTGTCAGGTCATTTTGAATTGGCATTTTTTCCTCGCTTGATTTTCTTAAAGGCTTGATTTAGTTCTGGGTCTTCCGCCCTGAGAACCGCCACGGCTTCCTCTACCGTAGTCTTGCTTGACTTATCCAGTGCCTCGGTTAACAAGGAAGCCTGGTCCATTTTTCTAGAAGAGATCCAACCAAGACGAATAAACAAAGCCTTAGTAAGATGCCCAATACCCAAATACCACAACAAGAAACAACCACCTAGGATACTTAGGCCAACCATGACATACACAATCATTGTAGACCACCATGGAACCTTGTCTTCCACTTTTGTGAGGTTTACCAAGGTATTCTTGGTTGCCGAAATGATTGTATCCTGTTCCTGAACACCTTTTGCAGAGTGGTCTTGGATTGTTTCGACATCTATAAGCTCGTTCCTAGTGGCTAAATCAATTGCCACGAACCTTTCCTTGGAAGATGTCGCTATGGTCTGAACCTCGTTGACATCCTTGGCAATTTCCTGTACTGGAGACTTGCACGAACATAGGACAAACAACACGCAAAGCAATAAGTATTTCATTTACGTTTCTCCAATTCAAACACGCGCACCTTTAGGTCGTCCAGCATGGTGCGGTGCGCTGCGTCATTTGAAGATACCTGGATCTGAGCCTTGACTAGATCCTGGACAATAAGCCGTAGTTCCGATAGGTCCTCGGTTGTCTTATCCAGGATCTGGCTTCTCTTGCCTAGATCCACAAAGAAGCCACCTACGCCGATGGCAAGGACAATGAGTTGAAACCACTGGATCATTTGGATCTGTGGCATTGGTCTTCGTTTTCTCGTCATGTTATGCTGCTCCTAGGAAATCCAGGTTTGATGGGTTTACCAGACTTACGGATGCATCTGTGTTTAGGATGGATACCCTAAGCCAGAAATCAGATGGAATACCGATCCTTGTGTACTTGACGGCGCACTCGTTTCTACCAGCCACAAGTCTTGAGTTAGAACCTGAGTATTGATTGCCAGTTGCCCCATACTCAAGTAGTTCCTCACCCGTGTGAATTTGTGAGGAGGTGCTGTCGTTGCCCCAGGTCAAATTTGACGGAACAACGGCATTGCCGAGTCCAGAGAGGTATTTCTGAAGCTTCATGTCCATGTTGAAACTCCACGGGCCGCTATCTATTTCTGAATCAGTACCACTTGAATATGCTGGATAGCCTTCTCCAGTTGAGCTTGTTGCAAACTTTCTGAATACCTTGCTGTAGCCAATTGACTTTAGTCTTGGGATTGTGATTGCAACTTTTGCCACATATCTGAGAATCGTTGGATCGGTGCCGTCTTCTTCCAGTTGTTCCGAAATGACCCTGCAGATCACCTTGCTCTTGTCCAGTCTGGTTCTGCTCTTGGTATTTGCCTTGTTGGCATGGCCAACAGCCGAGTTCATCCCTGGGTAGATCTTTGCAAGGTTGCTTGCAGCAATGGGGATGGTCTCGTTGTTTGTTCCACCATCCCTGAAGCCGTGTTCCAGCAGGATTGCGGAGTTTATGATTGGCTTGGTGTTTGCCGTTGTTTCCTTAAAATAGGCCGCTGTTACTGTTGAATTCAGAACCAACCTAAATACATAGGTGTCCACTGGATCTGGGACAAACGAACTTGATGAAGAGAACAAAGTATTGGCATCCACGTTCAGGAGATGCGTACCGACTTGAGTAGTCCCAGCGACGATCTGCTTTACTTGGTTTGGTCTAAACGACCATGGGTAGAACGTCGAAGAACCTGGTGATGTGTTGTTTGGGCCAGCAGTAGCAATAAGACCAGTGGTAGTCCAGTTATACAGAACGGAAGCAGCAGTATCAAAGTGCTTGATGGATGTATTGGTAATGTCCCACACCGCCCAATCGATGTCTGCTTCGTTGAATCTCTTAAGATAATTACCAGAATCTCCTGTCCAATTGGTATTCCAATCGTTCCAGAATTCGTCTGCCTTGAAATAGTAACCCATTGGTTTTGAAGACAAGTGCCTGTTCTGAATAATGCGATTACCACCACCCAAGGAAACATTGTCAGCCATCCGACTGTAACCTTGGAATCTTACGGTGTTTCGCAAACTAGTAACATCTGTTATGTAGTTTTTTACTAAACTTTTGTTTGACAAGGCCAACGCGGCGGTGTTGTAATAGATGATGTTTGCTGGAATTTTCCACAATACCGAAGCTTCTGCTTCTGATTGCTCCAATCTCTTGTAAGTAACATCAATAAACCCATCGTAGTTTGCCTGAATCAAACGACCCTTACAGAGTCTTGTGTTGTTGTCTTGTTCCTTTGTTGATTGGGCTGTTGTTGGCGTAACTGGGGTTCCTATGCGGGCTGCTGCAAATGCAAGATCCCTGAGGGCCATCAGGTTCATGTCTCTTGGTGTGTTACCAGCAACATTGTTGTGGTCGCCAATCTCTATGAAACTAGTGGTTTGGTTTAAATTACCCAGCAAGGTAAACTGCCCATCGTCCTTGACAACTGGAATGTGGAAACCAGATGTAATTGATTCTGGTACACTTAGATAGAAATTAGTTACACCATATCCATGGATTTTTGACTTGAGATCTAGGATTACGCCAGGCGAGGCCACGGTTTCCCTGTATGACCACCATGGTGAAGTTCTGTAGATGTCTGTATCTTGAAGACTGTGGTACCACACGTCACTGTTGCCAAGGGCGTTGTACAGCTCGCTTGGGTGATCCCAGAACAACGAGTAGGGACCATACAGAGCGACACCATTTTGTGCTCTCTGTGTCTGGTTTCCGTATGCAAGATCCCATTCCAGCTTTGCCTTTACGGGATTCTTAAGGTTCTGCAATGCCTGGGCAAGACTGCTGTCGATGCTTTGGAAGTAACCTTGTGGATCCACGCCACCTGGGATGGTTTCCCTGAGCATGTGATACACGGTAGCGGCGTTTGGCATGACCTGTGTTGACCCAGAGTTGAACGCACTTAGGTAACCAGGCAGCACGGTACCCACATCTGCAAACGAAGTAAGCACGGAACTGTAGATATGTTTTGAAAAAACCAAATCCGTGCCCGTCAGGGTCGGGGCCCATTGAATGGTTCTATTACGCCACTTACTCAACGAAGATGAATACTCCAAGATCTGGTTGTTAAGTGGGTTGTTGATGACATAGTCGCTTAGGTATGCCGATGAACTGATTGCAAACCCAGCTTGAAATCTCTTCTGTGCCGCACTCCAGACCAGGGTCTGGCCATCCGCCATTGTTCCAAGGTGAATATTGACAGGTGCGTTGAACCCAGTCACATAGAACCCGTTGCTCTGGGGGTTTTGCAACGTCCAGAACGCAGGAGATGATGCAGGATTGTTGTTGGTGCTGTTTGCGATGCACACGTAGATTCCACCAGAGTGGATCACGACATCGTTGACAACATACGAAGTACCAGAGTTCCACGCCTGGGCAACCACAGATACTGGGTAGTAGTTGAAGATGTTTGTCTCAAAGTTTGCCTTTTCCTGGGCAATGAACAGCAACTGGTGCATCGTTGAGTTCAGTTGTCTGGATGTGAACTTAGCACCATCCACGTAACTCAGGACCATCTTGGACAGATCCGTGCTTCTTCTCAGGACAACCTGACCAGAAGGAGAATTCATAAACACGATTGTTTCGTTAGGACCAAAGTTGAAATCGGTTCCATTGATCATCTGTGTTTCTGGACCCAAGGCACTTGGGCGGGTAAACACGTTGATCTGATCCTGGATCTGAATCTCAGGCAACCACGCAATGCTGCTATAGAAGTAGGTGGATCCAGAGGCCGTGTAGATCACTTCGATAAACTGACCCGTTGTTGGGTTCAATGCGGAAATTCCTATTGGACTTCCACTGGTATAGCTGTATGCTGGCATGGTCTCTCCTTATTCAATGCTTGTGTTTCTTGACCTGAAGTTGCCAAGGATTTCAATGTTTGTTATGTTGCAGACCGTTGGGTACGCAGATCTGATGAAGATCTCCACGTTTTCCGAGTAGGCCAGGACCTTGGATAGGTGTTCTCCACTTGTGTCTATCTTCAGTTGATCCAGTCTTGACAGGATGCTGTCTACGAACAATGGATAGAAGGTAACCTTTGTTTCCTGACGACCTCTTCTGGCAATGCCGATGTCATACGAACCAGAATTATAGTGCTTGGTCGTGATCTTCTTCAGGTTGAGAACACCTTCGTAGACCTGTGCTTGATCCTGTGATCTCTGCACCTGCTGGGACAGTTGAATTACCATTTCATATGACCTGCCGATGTATACTGGATAAGCCGAAAGATCTCCAGTAACGGTTACCACCGTTCTTCCCTGTAGGTCTACCGAGATGCTTGAGACACCCACGGCAATCGCTTCATAGGACGCCGACCCCCATGCTGGTCCCTTGATTACGTAATCGACGGATGGGTCATAGTGGGGCAGCGTGAACTTGGTCTCGCCAAGCGCGTACACACCAGTGACTTCGGTTAACCAATCGATCATCGGAGTGGTTACTGGCACGGTTTCCATTGAAACAAAGTACACGTTTAGTGTCTTTGAGGCATTTGCAGCCGTTCTCCTGGAGATCAGATACATGTCCTTTTCGTAGCACTTGCATGCCATGATCGAATCCAATGGATCAAGGATCCACCTGTAGAACGCGGATTGGGAGATCTTGTCTCCGTTTGTCCTGAAGGTGTAGAAATACAACTGCTTCTTGTCGTCGTCATCGACCATCACGATTGTGTTGTTTGCCGAGGAAACGGTAACGGCTCCGAAGTTCAGCGGTAAGTAGTTCTTGCAGTGGTTTGTCATTTCCATGGATGTGGAGAATTCATCTGAAAAACCAGAGCCACTGAGGTACATGTACAACTTCCTGGAGTCCATGAAGAACACGTTGTTTGCCATCTTCTGGGGCATTACCAGCTTTGCCGTGCTATAGAAGGATGTCGGCCTGAACTCCACGTTGAATGGGGAAATGCCAACATCAGCGGAACCACCACGAACCTCAAACTGAACCGAGCCAGAAGACAGCACAAACAAGATCTGCTGGAATGGAATAATGTGACTAAGGCGATTATAGCTGCCTACGCTGGCCTGTACGTCGATTGGGTCGGTCTCCGAGACATCGTTGACATCGTTGATCCAAAAATCAAAGAAGTCCCCAGACACGGATCCAGCCAGGGAATTGTCCATGGCGATCCACAGTCTGTTCTTCCACACGGCCATCGACTGGATCTTTTCCTTTTTGCCGATGCCCTGTAGACCTGGGTTGCTCAGGTCGGTTCCTGACCGTCTTGGCTGCAGGGGAAGATGCTTGATCTTCCACAGACCATTGTCTGAGAAATCCTTGTAGATGATCACTGGCATTCGTCTATGGTCAATGACCGAGTTCTTGTTTTCAGACCTGATTCTCTGGAAATACGGATTCTTGGAGTATCTTGTAGCCCTGTAGAAACCAGCGGGGAAAGAAAGATACGGATTTCTGACAAAGTACACCTTGCCGAATCCCCTGTAGGTGTTGCTGCCAGCGTCCCGTTCTACGGCATCCAATCCGCTTGTGACATGTGCATAGTCGCCAAGGTTCCAGTTAGGGCTTCCTGGTGTTGCGATCTTGGTTGGAAAATCATAAAGATCCTTGATTGTTCTTTGTGCCTTCCATCCGTTTGGGTCGCTGACATCCGCCTTTACCTCGCTTGCTGGGTACTGGGGAATGACACTAAAGTCGTTCAGGCTTTGTCCAGTTTCCTCCTCTTCCTGTGTCGAGGAGTTGATGACAAAGTTGATGTTGTCTCTTACGTTTGTCCAGTACAACGCATCTTCGATGTCGTCTTCCAGCTGTGGCTGGCTGTTCTGAGGACCAACGGCGATCTTGTAGTTGATCGCATCACCAGAGTGGATGAACGCGTTGGTGTTTGTGGTCCACGAACCAGCGCTTACGATATCCGAACCAGAGTTGTCTGGGAGATAATCGGTCTCGACAAGCTTGTTCCACAGTATGAGACCAACCTCAAAATCGATGCTGCCAAAGGTGTTCTTGATCGATGTCGGTTCTTCCGACTTCTGCGTGTTGCCCATGCGATAGCTTGATGTCGTGCTCCTTGCACCATACACCAGGTACTCGTACAGGCCACGATTGAAGCTGGCTGAACTTTGATCCACGTTTTCCCTGACCCATTGAGTTGGTTCAATGCGGTAGACGGAGATAAAGTCGTTTGCCGAAAGGTTATTGAAATACCCAACGGCTGTGTACGGGTCTGCTGTCTGACCAGCCCTGTTGATCACTATGCAGTACCTGTTAAAGCCATCTACGTCGATGAAATGGAAATACAGGTTGTCTGGGTTGAAACCAGCTGGAGCAGAAACATTGGTTAGCTGTAGGTAGGAAGAACCACCATCTGCCGAAACCTTGGTCAATGGCGGTCTTTTCTCGACTGATCTTTCCAAGGTAACAAGGCAGTTGTCCAGGTTTTCGGCTTCGCTGACAAGTCTCTTGGTTGGGGCTTGACGGCCTACGCCACCTGACAATGAAT